GTATGGCAGCTGGAGATTCAGCATTATCAGTTTGTTCTGATGCACTAATATTATTAGGCGCAAAGCCTATTTCTTCATTCACAGAAGGCACTGATGAATCATCTACATGTGATCGTCTTTATTTTGATATAAGAGATCAAGCGTTAATGATTTATCCATGGTCATTCTCATTTAAAAAAGTTCAATGTGCTAGACTGGTCACTACACCGGCTACCGAATATAAATACGAATACCAATTACCATCAGATAGATTAGGCTCTCCAAGAGCAATCTATGATGCTAACGAAGTAGGATCGCCTGTTAGAAATGATTATAGAATCATGGGCGATAAGGTTTTAACTAACTACGAAGAAGTATGGGTAGATTATCAATACTCAGTGACAGAACCAAATATGCCTGTTTATTTTATTCAATTACTTAAATATATGATGGCATGGCATTTATGTGTGCCTATTACAGACCAAGTAGATAAGGCTCAATATTGGCAAGGTGTAGCTACAGGATCACCAGGCGAAAATGGTCGTGGTGGCTATATGCGTCAAGCTATGAATATTGATGGTCAAGGACAACCAGTAAACGCTATACAAGACTTCTCATTGATTAATGTGAGGTATTAATGGCTCGCTTTGTTACAGTCCAAACAAACTTCACTACAGGCGAATTAGATCCACTATTAAGAGCGCGTATTGATTTAAAGTCTTATGAGAATGCATTAGAAACAGCTCAAAATGTATTCTGTCAGCCACAAGGTGGAATTACGCGCAGATCTGGCACACGTTATATAAATTCTTTACCTTCAATATCTGATACATTTGCAACAGGAACAGCTCAAACTGGAGCAGCAAGCACAATTACATTAGCATCTGGCGCAAGTGCGTCTAATAGTTTTTATAGTTATATGTATATCACAATAACTAGTGGCACTGGCTCTGGACAAACAAGACAAATAACATCATATGTTGGATCTACTAAGGTAGCTACTGTATCAACTGCATGGACAACAACTCCAAACAATACATCTGTATATAGAATATATAATTCAGCAGATCTTGGTGTTAGACTTGTTCCATTTGAATTTTCAACATCTGATAGTTACATGTTGTGTTTAATTAATAACCAAGCGTATATTTACAAAAATGGTGCATTAATTACAAACATTAATAGCACTGGCCTTAATTACTTAGATACATCTAGTGTTGGGTTATTTGGCCCAAGATTAAATGAAATATCATGGACTCAATCTGCCGACACATTAATTCTCACGCATGAAGATATGAATCCAGTAAAAATTGTTCGTGGAGCATCTGATTCATCATGGACGGCATCAGCATTAACTTTTGATAGTATTCCTAAATATGCATTTATATTAGCATATAGCAATCCAGCTGGAACAATTACTCCATCAGCTATTTCTGGTAAGGTTAAAATTACTGCATCATCTGCTGTTTTTTCTGCTGGAAATGTTGGACAATATATTAATGCTGAACCACAAGGCCGTGCAAAAATAGTTCAATTTTTAACTACTACAACAGTTAATGTAGTTACAGAGTTTCCATTTTTTGATCTTACAGCTATTGCTAATGGCAATTGGGATATTGAATCTGGCTATGAAGATGTTTGGTCATCAACAAAAGGCTGGCCTAGAACAGTAACATTTCATCAAGGTCGTTTATATTTTGGCGGATCTAGATCAAGACCATCTACTATTTGGGGGTCTATTGTAGGATTGTTCTTTGATTTTGAACCAACAGAAGGTTTAGATGATGACGCACTAGAAGCCACATTGGATACTAATACATTTAATGCTATTACAGATATTATCTCTGGTAGAGATCTTACTATTTTTACAACTGGTGGCGAATTTTATGTCCCACAAAATGGCCTAGAACCCATTACACCTTTATCATTCTTTGTGCAGTCTACTAGCCGTAATGGAAGTAAACCTGGCATACGAGTGCAGCAACTTGAAGGCGGTGTTATATTTGTGCAAAGACAAGGTAAGTCATTATCTGAAATTGCATACTCTGATACACAACTTACTTATGTTACATCAAAAATATCTCTATTGTCTGGCCATCTATTAAAAACACCTAAACGTATGTCATTAAGACGTGCAGTAGATACAGATGAAAATGATTTGCTTCTTATTGTAAATGGTGATGATGGCACATTAGCATCATACTCATTAATGAGAACACAAAATGTTATAGCGCCATCAGAGCTTGTAACAGCTCAAGGATCATTTATTGATGTTGGTGTAGATCTTACTACAATTTATACAGTTATTAAAAGAACCATATCTGGAGTAGATCAATATTACGTAGAAAAAGTAGAGCATGCATTATTAACAGACAGTGCTAAAACTGGTGGTGCAGCAGCGTCAGTGTCTATGAGCCATTTAGTTGGCAAAGAAGTTAATATTATATTAGATGGTATTGTGCAAGCTAACCAAACAGTAGGGTCTGGAGGAACAGTAACATTCCCTAGGTCATCTACAACTTCTTACGAAGTGGGATTGCCAATTACAGTGCAAGCTACTACAATGCCTATTGATTTAAAAATTCAAGCTGGCACAAGACTTGGCTTTAAAAAACGTATTGTTGAAGTTAATGCATTAGTATTGGAAACACAGAATATGGTAATAAATGGCATTGAAATTCCATTTAGATCATTTGATACGCCATCTACATTAGATGCAGACGTGCCAGAATTTACAGGAACTAAAGTATTAAACGGAATTCTAGGGTATAGTAATGAAGCTAAGATTACCATTACTCAGAGCGCACCATTAAAGTTTACCTTATTAGGTATGGAATATAAAGTAGCAGTTCACCAGGGGACATGATATGAGTTTTTTAGCAGCAGCACCAGCCATAGCCGGATCAACAGCAGCAGCAACGGCAGCAACTACAGCCTTTGGCTCTACAGCTTTTTGGGCTGGAACGGCAGCAGCTGCGCCTATTGCGGCATCAACTGTTGTGCCATCAATATTGGTATCATCAACACCATCATTCTTTGGTAGTCTTAGTAGTGCTTTTAGTGCTATTAAACCATACATGGAGATTATCTCTCCCATAACACAAGCATTGCAAGGTGTTAATGCTATACAGACTGGTCAAACACAAGCTAGTATGTATAAACTACAACAATTACAATTACAAGCAAAAGTGCAAAATGATAGACTTAATCTTACAAGACAAAGTAATGACGTATTAAGAAGATTGATGCAATCTAATGCATCAGCAGCAGCTCGTGGTTATGCTGGTGGAGTTAAAAGCTTTGAAGGATCAAGCGCATTGCTTATGGATGTTAATGCAAAATATGCTGGTCAAGACATGGAAACTATCCAGCAAAACATTGCAACATCTGGAACATATGGTCAAATACAAAACAGTATGTTATCAGCAGCATCAGAAAAAGCTGTTACCGGATCTTATTATGATGCATTTGCAAGTGTTGGCAAAGCAGCTTATTTATATAGCACATTGAAAACAGCTTAAGGAAAAGTTATGGCAGATAGTCCACGTTATCAAAGAGCAAATCTAGTCTATGCTGATATGCCTAATATTCAGCCTGTAGATCTACAAGAACAACTTAATGCTAATAGACGTATTGGTGCGGCATTAGATCAAATGACTAGCATTACTACTGACATTGGCAAGAAATATGCAATAGAAGCAGCTGCTAAGTATAGCCTTGATAACCCTGTTACTCAAGAACAACTTATTGACGCCCAAAAGAACAATAGCAATCCTATCGCTAAAGACTTAAAAGGTGGCACAATATTCAATGAAACTCTTAAGAAAGTTTATGCTCAACAAGCGTCAGCAGAGTTTACTAACATTGCCTATACTCACTTTGAAGATGTAGACAAAAGAGTTAAAAGTGGTGAGCTAACAAATCCAGATGAAATTAAGCAAGCACTTAACTCAGTTATTGAACCACAAAAAAATGTATTAGGCCAAATAGATGTAGAAACAGGATTGTCTTATGACGCTAAATTAAAGTCATATGCTAATACATACTATAAAGGTGCTTTAAACGAGCTTGATAGGCAAGCTAGAGAACGTGTAGATCTAACTGCATCTGATACAATGAATGCTTTAACTAAGATGTTTGAAAAGGATCTAATTAATCAATATGATCCTATTGTATTAAAAGGATTATTAGATACAAAACTTCAAGATGGTGATCTTTCATTTAAACAAGGATCTCATAGAGGAGCATATAATAACCAATTACGCAAACAACTAGAATATGCAATTAATAATAAGTTTGCAGAAGATATGGCTAATGCTTTTGGTAATGAAGCGGTAGCTATGAAATCATTAGAAAAAGGTAAAGCTGGCAAATGGACTGCGTTTTGGAATGCAGCAACTCCAGATCAAAAAGATGATTTAAGAAGATTTGTGTCAAAAGAGATTAGCTTTAAAAGTGCTGGTGCAGAAGAAGCTGAACGTAAATTTAAATCAGAATTTGGATCTATAAAGAGTATGCTTCAAGATGGCCTTGAGCCAGACAATAAAACTTTGCAGCGTTTTGCTATTGGTATGGAAACGTTAAAAGCAGATAGTCCAGCAAGAAAAGAAGCTGAAACATTAACTACATTATTAAAAGTTAATAAAGATTTAAACAGTTTGTCTTTATCAGACAGGCAAGCTTATGAAGAAAAGATGCGAGCTAATGTTACATTAGATAATTATGTAGCATATGATTTTGTTAAAGAAGCTAATAGCAAATATAGAGATAATATATCTAAAGATTTTGTTGGCACAATGAAAAAGCAAGATAAATACAAGGGCAGCATATTAGACTTTTCATTGCCAGATTCTCAATTTCAAGCTCAAGCGGACAATAGAATATTGTTGGCAGATCAATTTGGAAGTGTAAACCAAGTTAAACCTAAATATTTTGATGAAGGTGAAATAGAAGCATTTAGAGCTGAGTATCAAAAATCAAATACAGAAAGTAAACAGTTATTAGTAGGTAGAATTGTTAAAACATTTGGCGCAAAATCTGGTGTAATATTCGATCAGTTATCTCCCAAAGATCCAGTAATGGGACATCTTGGTGGATTATTTATCAATCAGTCAAATAAAGAAACTCTTGATGCTGTAGTTAAAGGGCAAGAAATTATTAACTCTGGAATTAAATATGATGTAAATCCAACAAGAGAATCATCTGTAATTAGAAATGTTGTAGGGGATGCATTTTATGATGTTCCTAAGATACAAACAGCCATAGTTGAAACAGCTAAAGCATTATATGCAGAAGAAGCAGTCAGAAAAAATTACGCTAAATTTAGCGAGTCAGCATTTGAACAAGCCTTACAAAAAGCTGCTGGCCAAAAGTCAAGTTCAGATGGAACATTGTATGGTGGCATTGTTAAGTATAACGGCGTAAAAGTATCTATTCCATCTAGCATTCCAACAAAGCAATTTGATGATGTTATGGATAAAGCTACATTGGCAGACTTTAGATATTCTGCTGATAATTTTGCACGTCGCGCAAATACCAATGGATTATTTGATGACAACAGTCTTGAGTATACATCAGACAAACTTAAGGGTGCTGTATTGATACCTATTGACAATAACAGAGCTAAATTGCGTATAGGTAACTCATTATTGACCCTTAAAGGCGGATATGATTTAGTTATTAATCTTGATGTTTTATACAGAAAACTTAAGGACGAGAAAAGACTTTAATGGGTATTTATTATACAGAAGTTGATACGTCTACCTATGCTAAAGGAAGTTTTGGTGGGGAAGATACTGGCTTTATAGAAAACATTAAAGCGTCTTATCTTGCAGAAGATGCGTTTGGTGACGATAACTCTAAAGCTGTAGCTATAGACAAAGTATGGTATCCAACTAAAAAGAAATTTTTAGATCGTGTCAAAATGCCACAACTTGAAAAAACTAAATTGTTTGGCGCATTAGATAACTTTACAGTTGTAAACAAACCATATGTAGAAACTGTTAATAATTCTATAAAGTATATTAAAGAGAACCCAGAGTTATTTCCAGAAGAAGAATTTCAGAATATAACGCTTGAGTCTTTAGAAGAACAAGCTAAAGAATATACACGTCAAAGATTAGAAGATAGAGATAGCATTGCATCACGTCAAACATTTAGTGGTGGTATTGGTGAATTTATAGGAACAGCAGCTGGAGCTTCTTCATTTACAGATGCATTAAGCTTGGCAGTGCCTACAAAGAAAATACCATATCTAAACGATTTAGTTAGCAAAATATTTCAAAACGTAATTATTAATACTGGAACAGAAGCTGTTAAGTATCCAGAAATTAAATCATGGACTGAGGAAGTTACAGGCGATCAATACACATTTGATGAATTTTTAAAGCATGAGCGTGATGTAGCATTAGGCACTATAGCTCTTACTGGCGCATTTGAAGGTCTTGCTAAAACACCAAGAGTATATAGATTTACTAAAGACAAAACATTAAAAGGCATTGAGTTATTGCAAGACGCTTATGCTAAACGCTTTGGTGAGAAAGCAGAGAAGAATGTAGATCTTGAAGCTATTAAAGCTAGAGATGAAATTGATACATATATCAATAGCACTAATCCAATTAATAATGACGCTGGTAACTTAGAGCATCAAAATAGATTAGATCAAACTGTAGATGCTATGTCTACTAAAGACTTAACTAAGCTACCTAAAGATCCACCATCTGACCCTAAAGTTCCTAAAGACATTTATCACTATGAGCGAAATAAAGATCATATCAAATTTTATGATCCAAATGAAATCAAGGTAGATGCTGAAACATTTCAGTTTAAAGCTGGTGGTGATATTTATGGCGTTACTGAAAGATTGCAAGGGGTTAAAGAGTGGGACCCTATCAGCGCCAATACAGTCATTGTGTATGAAAAAGCTGATGGCGATAAGTTTATTGTAGATGGCCATCAAAGATTAGCTTTAGCTAAAAAACTACTTGCAGAAAATCCAAATCAAAAAATAGATATTATAGGCTTTCCATTAAGAGAGATAGATAATGTATCTATGGAAGAAGCTAAGATGATTGCTGCATTTAAGAATATTAAAGAAGGCACAGGAACGGCTATAGACGCAGCTAAGGTGCTTAAACTATCTCCAGATTTGTTAGGCACATTACCACCAAGATCTGCTATTGTGCAACAAGCTCAAGGCCTTATACAGCTAAGTGATGATGCATTTAGACTTATTCAGAATGACGTTATTCCAGCTAACTATGGTGCTATTGTAGGTAGAAACATTACTGACCAAGCAGATCAAATTGCAGTTATTGAAATGCTTAAAAGATTAGATCCATCTAATACTAACCAAGCAGAAGCCATTGTTAGACAAATGAATGAAACAGGCTTTATCAAATCTACACAAGAAAGTTTATTTGGCGAAGAAGTTATATCTGAAAGTCTATTGCTAGAAAGAGCAAAAATATTAGATACATCAATGTCAGTGATTAAGAATGACAAGCAGTTATTTAAAAGCTTAATTGAAAATGCTGACAAAATAGAAGAATCTGGTAACGTATTAAATAAAGTTAATAATCAATCAAACGAGGCTATATATGCAAAAGCAATCCAAATCATCAAAGCAAACGCGAATACCAAAGGACCAATCTCAGAGTCCCTCACAAATCTCGCAAAAGAATTTAAAGAAGGCGGAAGCAAAGGTTTACAAGGATATGCCAGAGAGTTCGCAAGCAGAGTTAGAGAATCGATTGCAAAGGGCGAGTATGATAGGATCACAACTAGCGGAGATGGCATCGATATCGCAATTGCGAAGGAAGCAAATAAGATCAGCGAACCCGCAGCAAGAGAGCTAAGTTTATTTGATGAAGGCATAGGATCTAAAGGTGAAAAAGAGCAAGCCAAATCTTTAGATGTTATTGTTAGAGAAGAAATGCAAATGGCTCCAGAAATGGCTGATGTTCCAGTATATGTAGAAAAGATAGATCCTAATACGGGCGGAGTTATTCAAACAACACAAACTGCTAAACAGATTATGGATGAATTGGCTCAAGACGAAAGAGCGCTAAATCGATTGAAAGGTTGTATTTAATGGCATTTAAAGATTGTATTGTTAATGGAACTAAAGATGGCGATCTAACCCCAGAGCAAGCTAAGGCTGCTCAACAAATGCATGAGCAAAGGTTGAACTTACATAAAGGTCAAATGAGTGATGATGCGGCAGAGGTGTTAGCTACTAAAGAAACGCTACAAGTTTTAGAAGATCAATTAAGCCATAAAAAACGTAATTTGCTTTTATCTAAAGAAAAGCAAGCAGATGTAGCTCGTAAACTATTTGGACAAGATGGTTATCGTGGTGGAGATCAGCCAGGATTAGGAGCGCAAGCATTAATTGATGGCGACAGATATTCTACATATAGCAATGTTCAAGGTAGACAAAAGGCTATATTTGGTCAATATTTATCTTACATGGACAGAGCATTAGGCCTATTTAGAAGGCGTGGTATTACTGGCAATATGGCTAATATTGATACCCTGTATGATGTTGTAAAAGAATTATGGGGAGCAGATACAAAAAATGTTGCTGCTAAAGAAATAGCAGAAGCATGGACTAAAACAGCAGAGTTAGCTAGACAAAGATTTAATAAAGCTGGCGGAGCTATTGTTAAGTTAGCTACATGGAGATTACCACAAAAGCATAATGGAGTAGCTGTGCGTAAGGCTGGTCGTGATATGTGGACTAAATTTGTAACTCCGTTATTAGATCTCAATCTTATGAGAAATGAGAAAACAGGACTAACATTTACTAAAGAAGAATTGAGCCTAGCTCTTAATGAAGTATATGACACTATAGGCACTGATGGATATAGTAAGGTTAAGCCATCTGGACAATTATATACAAACGTAAGATCTGTATCTAATCGTTATTTAGATCATAGATTCTTGGTATTTAAAGATGCTGATTCATGGATTGAGTATCAAAAAGCATTTGGAGATCCAGATGTATTTAATACTATGATTAGTTATTTACATAAAATGTCACACGATACAGCTTCTATGGAAATTTTAGGCCCTAACCCTAATGCTACTATGAACTTTATTAGGCAGTCTGTAATAAAAGATGCAGCTCAAAAAGATCTTGCAAATACTACAGGCAAAAGGGCATCATTACTTTCCAAGACATTTGTTGCTAAAGCTGAAAAAGAAATTAACTTTATGGATGAGATGTGGCAAGTTTTTAATGGATCTGCATATGCATCTGCTGCTGATGTTGTGCCTAGAACATTCCAAGGTGTTCGTAATATTATTAACTCTGCATTTTTGGGTGGCACAGCAATTACATCACTTAGCGATTTATCCTACCAAAGAATAACTGCTAAAGCTAACGGCATTCCAACCAATCGTGTGATGCGCCGTATATTAAAAAACCTTAGTCCATTAGGCGTAGAAGAACGTGGCCGTTTAGCATCTCGTATGGGGTTAATTGCTGAATCATGGATTGGTTTAGCTCAAGCTCAAGCACGATTTGCTGGTGATATTACAGGGCCAGAAATGACACAGCGCATATCTGATATGGTAATGAGAGCCTCTGGATTATCAGCATGGACACAGGCTGGAAGATTTGCTTTTGGTATGGAATTTATGGGCTACATATCAGATAACGTAGGCAAGTCATTTGGAGAGTTGGATAAAGCATTACAAAAAGGATTGAAGCGTTATGGCTTTAATGAGGCTCAATGGGATATGCTTCGCAAGTCAGATCTGTATGAGTTTGAGGGATCTAAATTCTTACGCCCGGAAGAAATACGCTTGGCTGCTCATTTAGGGGAAGATGAGGCTCAAGAATTATCTACAAGATTCTTAGAGATGATTCAAACAGAAACAGAATTTGCTGTGCCAACAACAACTGTAAGAGGTAAGGCTACATTGATAGGTGCATCTCAAGCTGGCACTATACTAGGTGAAATATCTCGTAGCTTTGCTATGTATAAAAACTTTTCTGTAACGCTATATCATACTCATATTATGAGGGCGCTTTCAGAAGCTACATTAAAAGGCAAAGCTGGATCTGTAGGCGACTTAGTTGTATCAAGTATGCTTATGGGTGGATTAGTATTGCAATTACAAGAAATGCGTAAGGGCAGAGATCCAAGAGCTATGGATACAAAGGAATTTTGGGGAGCTGCTTTGATGCAAGGTGGTGGCTTAGGTATATATGGTGACTTATTGTTTAGTAACGTCAATCGTTATGGTGCTGGCTTGGAAGATACATTAGCTGGTCCAGTTATTAACTTGATAAACAATCTTAAAAATTTAACTATAGGTAATATATCACAAGCATCAAAAGGCGAAGATACTAATGTAGCCAGCGAAACACTTAAGATGATACAAACTTATTTCCCAGGCTCAACTATATGGTATATAAATCTTATGATGCAAAGAGAATTATGGGAAAGAATGCAGCTATGGATTGATCCTAATTACATGGATAGATTGAATAGAATGCAGAATAAATATCTTAATGAAACAGGACAAGAGTTTTGGTGGAAGCCTGGCTACACTGCTCCAGATCGTGCGCCAGAGATATCTAGTGAAACTTTATTGACACAGTAGCAAAAATGGTATAGACAAAAACAAGAATATAGTTAAAATAAGGCAAAGGAAAAATCATGGCTGACTATGCAATAACGAACGTAGCAAGACGAGTAGTATACACAGGATCTGCGGGTGTGGGGCCTTATGCCTTTTCATTCCCTGTATTAGTAAATACAGATATCGCAGTATACAAGAACACTACACTTCTTACTTTAACGACAGACTACACTGTAACCATTAGCGGAACTACTGGTCAAGGATCAGTCACATTAGTGGTAGCTGCTACAGGAGCTGATCGTATCACTATCGTAGGTGCAAGATCTATTCAAAGATCAACAGACTTCGTAACTGGTGGTGATTTCTTTGCTAACACACTTAATACAGAATTAGATTCAGAAACAATCTTTATTCAGCAAATTGCTGAAACAGCAGAGCGTGGACTCAAAGCGCCTGTCACAGATCCAACGTCTATTAACATGACGTTACCATTCAATACTACACGTGCTAACAAATTCCTATCATTTGATGCTGATGGTAATCCTACAGTAAACAATGCAGTAGGAACTTATAAAGGCAATTGGGCTGCATCTACAGCATATATTGTTTATGACATTATTAAAGACACATCAAACAATAACATTTATATATGCTTAACTGCACATACATCTACAGGATCACAACCTATATCAAGTAATGCTGACGTAGCTAAATGGTCACTTCTTGTAGATGCTGCTTCTGCTACAACATCTGCTAGTGCCGCTGCTTCTTCTGCAAGTGCTGCTTCAACAAGCGCATCGAATGCTTCAACATCAGCTTCTAATGCAAGCACATCTGCATCTAATGCAAGCACATCAGCTTCTAGTGCTTCAACGTCTGCAACTAATGCGTCTAATGCACAAACTGCTGCCGAGGCTGCACGTGATGCAACACTAGCTGCATATGATTCATTTGATGATAGATATCTAGGTGCTAAAGCATCTAATCCAACACTAGATAATGATGGTAATGCGTTACTTGCTGGGTCACTTTACTTTAATACAGTTGTTCCAGAAATGCGTTTATATACTGGATCAGCATGGGTAGCTGCTTATGTATCTGGTGGTGACTATGTATTAAAAGCTAATAACTTATCTGATATTACAAGTGCTTCCACAGCTAGAACAAACTTAGGCTTAGGAACAGTAGCTATAGAAAGCATAGTCCCTATATTAAAAGGTGGAACTGGTGCTACAACTTTAGCAGCTGCAACTATTGCTACACAAGGATATACATCAACTGCTACTGCATCTGGAACAACTACGCTTACTGTATCTAGCACACAGCTACAATACTTTACAGGCACAACTACACAAACAGTAGTGTTACCAGTAGCAAGCACATTAACAGTTGGACAAAGATTTGAAATACATAACAACTCTACTGGATCTGTTACTGTCCAATCTTCTGGTTTAAATTCTGTAATTGTAGTAACAGGAAATACCACTGCTGTTGTAACGTGTGTATTAACTTCTGGCACAACTGCTGCATCATGGGATGCTGACTATACAGGATTTACTACAGTTGTTCCTATAGCTCAAGGTGGCACTGGAGCTACTACATTAGCTGGTGCTAACATTGCTGTTATTAATGCTGCACAAACATTTACATCATCACAACGTGGAACAATCACCACAGATAATGACTTATCATTTGATCTATCTGCTACTAATAACTTCACATGCACACCAACAGGCACAGGCACATTAACATTTACTAACCATACTGCTGGTCAATCTGGCTATGTATTGTTAATCAACACTGGTGGCTATGCTATCTCTGCTGCTGCGACTACTAAGGTGACTGCTGCATTGTTAGCTACTGTATCTACTGCTGGCACATATCTCATATCATATTACGATAACGGAACTAATGCTTATTGCACAGCATCTGGAGCGCTTGCTTAATGAGCTTGCTTCAAAATAGTAATGCTATCTCTAGTGGTGGCTATGACATAAATAACTCACTTCGCTTTAGAAGTAGTGCATCTGCTTATCTATCAAAAGCATATAGTTCTAGCGGAACAATAGACACATGGTCTTTTTGGATTAAAAGAGGAAAACTTGGCTCTGCACAAACTATTTTTGGGACTTCAAATGGAGTTAATCAATCATTTGGTATTGAATTTACATCATCAGATACTTTAATATTTTATGATTATTTAAATGCTTATAGATTAAATTTAGTAACAACTCAAGTATTTCGTGATCCATCTGCTTGGTATCATATTGTATTAGCAATAGATACAACACAAGCAACTGCTGCTAATCGTGCAAAAATATATGTAAATGGAACGCAGATAACTTCATTTTCAACTGCTACCTATCCAACCATAAGTCAATCTCTTAATATTGGAGGTGTTTTAAATTTAGGAATAGGAATTACTGGAAATATTGGTGGTCAATTTTATGATGGTTACATGACTGACATTAACTTCATTGACGGACAAGCTCTAACACCATCATCATTTGGTGAAACAGATGCAGTCACTGGCTCATGGGTAGCTAAGAAATACACAGGCACATATGGCACTAATGGATTTTACTTAAAGTTTGCTAATGATTCTAATTCACTATCATCACAATATGGAGCTTTACTTAATGGATCAAGTCAATTTGTTTCATTAACTCCAACAACAGCATTTAACTTTAGTAATAATAATTGGACTATTGAATCATTTATATGGCCTAATGGAACAACAAATCAATGCTTTTTTAATTATGGTTATGAAGGTAGCACCAATAGATGTATGGTTATTTACTACAGTGGTGGTAATTTAAACTTAGCATATTCAACTAATGGTTCTAATAATACAGATACAAGTTTTGGTGCGCATAATTTCCAAATGAATCAGTGGTATCATCTTGCTATCGTTAGGAATGGAACAACTATTACTGCTTATATTAATGGTATTCCATTGCCAACTACAATTACTATAGGCACAAGTTCTATTAACTATCCAGCAACATCTGGTGCATTTAGAATTGGCAGAGATTCTACAAGTTATTTAAGTGCATTCTTACATGGATTTAGAATTGTAAATGGTACTGCTGTATATACATCTAAATTTAAACCAACGACAACTAAATTAACAGCAATAACAAATACACAGTTATTGACATTACAAGATGCTACGTTAATTGATAACTCTACTAATAATTTTACACTAACAAACAATGGTAGTTTCTCAATATCAGCTGGAATAGTTCCTTATGCAACACCATCTATTGCTGTTGATTATAGTGGAAACTATAATAATTGGCTTATTGGAACTGGATGGAACGCAAACGATATATCAGATAAAAGTTATTGTGTAATGTATGATAGTCCAACATTAACAAGCGATACTATTGCAAATTACTGTGTATTAAATCCGCTTCCTTACTATGGTGGATACAATGTAGTATCACAAGGAAATCTTCAATTTACTTCTGGTAACTCTAACTGGATGAGAGCTTTAGCAACATTTGCTGTGTCATCTGGTAAGTGGTATTGGGAAGTCACTATGAATAACATATATTCTCAAATGCATGGAATAGTAACTGCTACTACAACAAGTTATTATGCTGGTGCAACAAATTGGGTTGGGTATGATGCAACAGGATATGGATATTTTACAGATGGAAACAAATGGAATAATAATGCTGGTGTAGCTTATGGTGCTACTTGGACTGCTGGAGATGTTATTGGCATAGCTTTTGATGCTGACAATGGTAAATTATATTTTAGCAAAAATGGAACATTTCAAGCAAGTGGAGATCCAGTTGCTGGAACTAATGCAGCATTTACAGGATTAACAAGTGGTCCTTATGTGCCAGCTGTTTCATTGGCTACAACTTCTGGAGCAAATACTTGTGATGCTAACTTTGGACAACGACCATTTGCTTACACACCACCTACAGGATTTAAAAGACTAAACACATTTAACCTACCTGATAGCACTATCAAAAAAGGCAATACTATGATGGATGCAACGCTATATACAGGTAATGGCACAAATGCACCAAATGCTTTAAGTGTGACTAATGCTGGTAGTTTTAAACCTGATTTGGTATGGATAAAAATTAGAAGTGGTGCAGATATTCATAATATACAGGACTCTGTAAGAGGTCTTTCAGTTAGACTTTCTTCTAATAACGCAAATGCTGATTCTGCAACAGGAGGTGGTGATGTTTCATCACTTAACTCTAATGGATTTACTATTAGCTATAATAATAATTGGACTAATGCTAATGGTTCAACTTATGTAGCATGGCAATGGCAAGCTGGTCAAGGAACAAATACAACAAATACTTCAGGCTCTATTACATCTACTGTATCTGTAAACACAACTGCTGGATTTAGTGTAGTTACATTTAGTGGCAATGGTGTGGCATCTACTGTAGGTCATGGTTTAGGTGTAGCACCAAGCATGATAATTACAAAAGGATTAAGTTTAGCAACAAGTTGGACTGTTTATCATAAATCTCTAACCAATTCACAAAATGTTGCACTTTTTTTAGAAACTACTGCAACACCATCAACATCTTCAACATATTGGAATAATACTGCACCAACTTCTACTGTATATTCTGTAGGAACTCAAGGATCAACAAATGCAAATCTTGGTGGACAAGTAGCTTATTGCTGGGCAGAAATAGCAGGGTTTAGTAAGTTTGGATCGTATGTTGGAAACGGATCAAATGATGGCCCATTTGTATATACAGGATTTAGACCAAAATATATTATGGTAAAAAGATATTCATCTAGTGCTGGTAATGCTTGGTGTGTATGGGATTCTACTCGTGAAACATATAATGTAGAGAATGCAATCATAACTGTTAATACATCTAATGCTGAAAATACAGGAACTTTATATGCAGACTTTTTAAGTAATGGATTTAAACTTAGAAGTTATACTAATGGTTCAGAAAATGCAAGTGGTGAATCTTATATATACGCTTGTTGGGCAGAAAACCCATTCAAAAACGCTAACGCAAGATAAGGAAAAATTATGGCATTTTATATAGACGGAAAATTATTACAAGAAGGCGTATCATTCTATGATGCTAATGGCACACAGTATCCTAGTGGATGGCTCAATCAATCTACAGAAGAACAGAAGGTAGCCATTGGTATCACATGGGTAGCAGATGTTGTTCGAGCAGATGATAGATTCTATTGGGATGGCAACCTTGATAACCCTAAAGCATTAGAAGATGTAACTGAAACTGTTGATGGCAAAGAGTATACGACTAAAGGATTGAAGTCTAACTTCAAAGCACAAGTTAAAGATACAGCTAACAAACTATTGGCTAATACAGATTGGTATGTTATCCGCAAGGCAGAACGCAGTGTAGATATTCCTACTGATATTGCAGACAAGCGTAGTGCTATTGTGACAGAAGCTAATAGATTAGATTCAGAGATTAATCTAGTTGATTCAGTTGAAGGACTCATAGCTATACTTAACAATCAATCTTGGAGTAGTAATGTCTAAGCCCACTCAAGCTGAATTAGAATCAAGACTAAGCACACACGAGGAGATCTGTGCATTTAGATATGATTCTATCAATGCACGACTCAAGCGATTAGAGCAGATCCTATTAGGCACTGCTGGTTTTATCATTGTATTCTTACTGACGCAGATATTTAACAAGTAGACATGCTTCTTACTAAACAAAACTTGCGCAAACTATACGCATGCTTTGTTAAGTTGCCACCATTTTCTGGCTACCGCATGCCAGCACCGCACAAGGTTCAGTTCGGTATCATTAATACCAATGGTGATGTGCTTGGATACTTTCATACAGATCCTACACGCATTGAAGTAGATGTATCTAATGATACCTACCTAAAGATAACCGAAACATTGATGCATGAGATGATCCATTGTCTATTGTATTACCATAACCACAATGACTTTGATCAACATGAAAAAAAGTTTAACAAATATGCTAACATGATATGCAACATATACGGATTTAATAAAGAGGAGTTTTAAATGGACCCGATAACCTTACTATCAGCCTTTGCTCCAGTAGTCATGGACTTAGGTAAATCTTTAATCAATAAGTTTGTAGCACCAGATGTATTCAAGCCAGCCACCATAGAACAATATGCTCAAATGAAGCAGATTGATCTTGAGTTCTTTAAGGTAATGAATGAAGCTGGTAGTGGCAACCCATCATATCCATGGGTAGAGGCTAGTGTTAGATTGATGCGCCCTATCATTGGCATCATTGTATTAGGCACATGGGCATACACAGTATTTCATGGCACGATGTCAGATGAAGTTAATAACTTTGCATCAGCAGTTGGCTTCTATCTATTTGGTGAGCGTTCACTATTCTATATTAAAAAGAAATGAATCTGTCCCCACACTTTACACTCAAAGAATTAACTGCCTCTGAGCTGGCTGATAGACAAGGCATAGACAATCAGCCAACAGATGTTAAAGTAAAGAATCACCTAAAATTTTTAGCCAAGAATTTGGAGGATGTTCGTGAATGTTTGGGAAGCCCTATTCATATTAACAGTGCTTATCGTTGCCTCATGGTTAATTCTCTACTTGGAAGCAAGCCGACAAGCGCTCACGTCAAAGGACTGGCGGCAGATTTTGTCTGTCCAGGTTTTGGCACACCTAAAGAAATTGTTAAACGATTATCGTCTAGCAACGTGGCTTACGATCAACTTATATTGGAGTTTGATCGCTGGGTTCATATTGCGTTTGCAGAAGAAGGTTACATCCCTCGTAAACAAACTTTAATCATTGATAAACAAGGCACTAGACAGTTCAAGTAATGCATGATATCTTAACGATACCTAACTACATGGGATCGTTATGGCTACTAAATCATACAAATCCGTATTAGTAATATCCGACTTACATATACCATATCACCATCCAGATGCATTCAATTTTCTTAAAGCGCTCAAGACAAAATACAAACCAGATCTCGTTATTAATATTGGTGACGAGCTTGATATGCACGCGATGTCTATGCATGATAGTGATCCAGATCTATTCTCTGCTGGCCATGAGTTGGCAGCGTCTATTGCATATATTCAAACACTAGAAAAGATATTCCCTAAGATGCAGATTGTGCATAGCAATCACTCATCTATGTTATACAGACGTGCATTAAAGCATGGCGTTCCCAAAGGCTACCTTAAACATTACAATGATTTCTTAGGTGTTGGCACAGGCTGGCAATGGGAAGAAGATATTACTATTAACCTATCAGATGGATCACGTTGCTTCTTTACACATGGACTATCTGCTGACGTATTAAAGGTAGCTATGCAGTATGGTATGAACACAGTGCAAGGCCACTATCATACTAAGTTTAGTATTGGATACTACTCTAACCCAGATGCTTTAGTTTGGGGTATGCAAGTAGGCTCACTTATCAATCAGAAGTCAATGGCATTTAACTATGCTAAAAACTTCAAGACTAGATTTATTGTTGGCTGTGGAATGATCCTTGATGGCCAACCAAAATTAATGCCAATGGTTCTTAATACAAATGGTAAATGGAATGGTAAAATTGTGTAGTGGAAAACCCTACATCAGAACAGTTACATGCTTTAGATAAACTCATAGGACGTAAGATATGGGATATCGAAATCATTGAGGAAAATAACGAAACTATCGTTAGAATTTTTTTCAGTGAAAATGAAGATGATTTTATACTTATCTATGCTCAATATATGGAAATGTCCATAGTCACACCAAAACCAACGCAATTACACTAAAAATGACCCACACAATCGCTCTATAACGAACGATCTGTGAGTCACCTATACCATCATATCAACTTAATGCATTCGTGAGTTTGGCTGCACTACAGTAACGTCTATTGGCCCGTCAAGATAAACAGTCACTGCTCCAGCTGCAAATGTATCAAACAAGATATCCATTAGCTCTTTTGTGATATTTACATCTGGATGATTCCTCTTAACGATATCTACCCACGCGTTAAAATTATCTTCTGCTTCTGTATTTTCCATACTTTTCTCCTTAATAGAATATATGATTGTTAATTACTACTTTTATAGGCTTGCCCCACTGGTTAGGTAAAGCTACGCTATGAAAATGTGTGCTGCCCTTACTTGTATCTTTGATCTTTTTGTTTAGAATTTTTTCAGCTAAATCTAAATATGGTCGCAACTTCTGCATGTCATAATCTTTTGGCTTGGTAGTCCATTCAAATTGGTATGGCCTATAAACTTCAAGACATACTTTGTTGCGGTCATAGTTAGCTCTGCGATACAAAACGTAACCCACTGCCACTTGCCCACTAACTGGCTCTGCACCAGCTTCGTGAGCAATCGTTAATGCCATACACATCATTGCTGCACTTATCATTTTATCTTGCCCTGTAAAGTGAAAAACTCTTTAACTCCAAGACTTTGCATCAACTTCTTCTTTACATAGTCTTTATGATAGCCAGCAATGGATAAACATATATCTCGTAAATCCTGTGGCTCTCTAGTTAAAAAACTAATTGCATTGCATCTCTCTAGTAACGTGCATTTATTATTTATTGCGTCATGCATGGCACTTGAGAATAATGCTATAAATAACTTACCTTCCGGAGTGAACCGATATAAGTCTGTTGTGTCTAATACCGCTTGATCTTCTGCATCTAACATAAATTTCCTTTCATTAGGTATGTTTAATGTTTTTGCTTATATACTTTGTATCGCAAAATACGCATAATTTGCGTAACAAGTAATCTTGCTTGTCATAAATAAGGACTAACACCATGTGGACAACTCCAGCAGCTACTGAAATGCGCTTTGGCTTCGAAGTTACAATGTATGTAATGAATAAGTAATCCAAGCCATAAGGCTAAGGGCAATGCCTACGGAGATCTTTGTTGCTCTCCATACGCGTTGCCTTTTTTCTTTTGGCGACTCTAAATTCACTTCGTATTCATATCCATTAATTTCTTTAAACGAGCGTGGAAAACGCCATTCAAAAGCATTGAAGTCTGTCTTAACTGGTTTCATTATTATCCTTTTGTTCTGTTGATCCTAGTGGCTTGTCTGCCTATGTATAGAACCTTCTTATCTACGGGTAAGCGGTCTAATGTCGGTAAGTTTACGTCTATTAGTGCCTTGAGTTTTGCTACTTTATCCTCTGTTGGAAGGCTAGAATTAACTAGCTGTTCTGACATTGCATCAAAATTCTTCTCCCATGTCAATAGATCTGGGCAACTAATTGCATCTTTGCCAGGAATAAAGAAGGATAAAGCGTTAGTTTGTGGCTTTTTTACCACACTGCCAGCTCTTTCTGTTGCTAAATTGCCGTCATCATCCTCTGGGGCTATGCCACAAGTGGCCATAAGGCTATATCTACGGGCATATGTCAATGCACTACCATACCCTTGAGGATCTTGCTTAGGTGCTGGCACATGTAAGATGCCACCACTTAACTGCTCACCAGACTCATGTAATAGGATTGTTTCAATACGGATACCATTCTCACAATCGTGAGTTTGTTGAATCAATGCTATGCCATTGTTGTTTAATGCATCAAGCACGGCCTCAATACAGCCATCTAAAGCTACATACTTAGATCTAAAATGAGGGTTTGTTGATGTCTTTAATGCTGGTGCAAACTCTTTCTGTGCCTTTACAAAGGCTGCTGCTATAACTTTCATGTTTATTTATCCTTTTCAAAAAATGATTCATTCTTCTTGAGATTAATTTCTGCCCATATTACTGCTACTATTACCATTAACAATAGGAGTCCACCACAAATACCTAACCCCCATAATGCACAAATCAAATCTTTCATATACGATCCCTTATAGATAGTTTAGATTGACGAATAACATAACCTTCTTTTGCTGGCACAGTTTTTGCTGGCTGTGCTTTATACTGACGCATAGGCCATGAGATCTTGTAACGACCCGCATGACATATCTCTTTGTCGCGCATCTGATCCATAATGTTGCGCTGTAATCTATCAATAGCTTCTTCTGCTTCTGCAATAGCTTCTCTTAAAGTAATGATCTTCTCAGCTTGTATTTCAATCTCTGGAATCTCAATAACTTCTTTTTCTGCATGGTCAAAGATCCTTGTTGCTTCTGCACTTGTTGCTAATGGATACCAATCAATCTCAGAATCACGCTTATACTTTTCTATCTTCTCATTGAACTCCATGGCAGCTTGACGCACCATATTGACTTGATCTTCATTATACTCATATAGGAATATTCTTAACTGCGTTCCCTTGTATAAAACACAAAGCGCGCCCCATGAGGCTTCCATGATGTCCATCTGACCTTGTAATTGAATGACGCCACGATAAACTGCTGGTGTATTTTCAACTTCTTGGCCTGTTAATTTAGCTTCAAGTATGCCTGTGCCACTTAACTTGATAAAGTCTTTATTCATAACATAAATACCCTTATCAACATCTGTGTAAATAACAGAATCATTACCTTTGGCTGTGCCGTCAAGACTGCAAGCTAGTGGAATGTCGCGATGAAAGTATGCTTTATCGTGTTCTAAATCATACGATTCAAGTCCGAGCCTTGTTGCTGACTCAGCCAAAATTGTTTGCTCTAGCTTGTTGCCCCAATCCATAGCCTCGTTAGTAATAAACTCTGGCTCTTTGCCATGCAATGAATCAATAGATACTTTTAACTCATCGTTAGCTGTGCGAAACTTGCTAAATCCAAGCACGGCTGGGAGTCTGCTGCATGACAAAATGTCATTGGGTGTTAATTTGCCTACCATAGATTGATATCCTTATTTAATTTATGAATGTTTACCATCAAACGATAAACGCTACCTCTGTTCCACTTCTTACGCTGGTAAGTCAATATGCCTAATGCGTTTAAATCTTCTGCATACTTCTCTGCATCAAAGCAATGATTCCTACCCTTAATAATCTGTATAACTTCAACCATGCCAAGCGAAAACTCTGCTGCCTTGCGCCTTGTTGCATCACCACCAGATTGGGAAATTCTTTTAATGTCTTTAGGTGGCGCGCCTAGCTTGATGCCACGGGCTTTGGCGGCCTGTAATGCGTTCTTTGTATTGATTGAGATCTGTCGCCTTGTTTCCTCATTTAATACAGCTCTGATATGTAATTCAAAGATAGATGCTTGAGGGCTTTCGGCTACGACAATGCTGTTAGGTGGTAATTCTTCCAATAGCTTTGACATCAATGCAACTGATCTTGTAAGACGGCATTGTTTGGCTACCAATAATTTACAACTGCGATCATTCTTTAGCATGTCTAAAGCTACAATTAAATTCACTCTATCATTTTGACTGCCAGATTCTATGTCGGTGAGTTCTGTAACGATCTCGTCGCCTTGTTGCTGGGCGTATGAAAAGCAAATTTGTTTTTGAGCCTCGAGGCCTAGTCCAGATTGGCCTTGCTTGTCGGTGCTTACTCGATAATATGCTATAAACTTCATG